AAATCCTACTAGACCTAATCCTGCCAATAGGGAAAACACAATGTCTACCACCATGATTACCTTAAAGCAATCAATCTGCATCTTCTATTGTCAGAGTCCCTGCGTCTACACGATTCTTAATCTCTGCCCAATCGGTATTATCTAACACCATTGGAACACCATATCGTCTGCCATTGATCGTAGCCATTACAGTTTCTTCTTGGGTCCCTGACTCATTTTTTTGATATTTAACATCAACAATTATCGTATTATTTTCCATTTATAACTCCGCAGAAAAATCTAAAAATTCAGCATCCGCATTAGAAATAACTTTACCTGCTTTGCCAGAGGTCATGCTTCCCGAAGCAAAAGTCAATTTATACGATACACCTACGCCATTTGTTCGACCACTGTTTATCTGTACCCCATCGCAGTCTCCTGAAGTTGCGCTGTAATCATTAGCTACTAATCCTGTAGCAGAAATTGAAGGTGTAGTTCTCATGGTCATAGTTGGGTGTGCAACCTCAACAAATGAACTGCCACCTATATTGCATGTTGTAAGAAATCCAGCCGTTGTGCCAGCATCCGTTTTTTGAAGTTTCCGGTAATAACGAAAACATTTATTTTGAGTCGCCTCAAATGACTCAAACTCAAAGTCAGTTGTTGTTGTTCCTTGCTCAAGTTGAAACCCTGTAAATAAAATTTCATTATCTGTAGAAGAGGCTAGGTTCATTGTGTTACTTGAAGCCAAATTTGCATTTGAATAACTTGCCCATGTGGTGCTCATCGTTCCACTTGTATACTGACTTCCCATGCCCATATAAATATCAACCTGCATAGAATTATTATTATCATTACCAAGTGCTCCTGATGTATCTGGAGGAAAGGTAACTTCAGCTTTTTGCCATGTGTCAGCAGAAGCAATTTGTACCGTTGCCGAAACGAATCTGTTATTGTCCGCATCATACAAAGCACAAGTTAGCAAGTTACTAGCTCCTGAAAGATTACTTTTTACCCAGAAACATAGTGTTAAAGAATCCGCAGAAGCAGTTCCTTTTTTTATCCTTTGAAGATTTTGACCTTCAATTTTTTGAGTTAACGCAATTAATCCATCTGTTCCTAAATCAGTGTCAGCCGTGGTGCAATCAATTTTTGTAGAGTACCCAAATCCCTGTCCAGCAGGAACCGTGGTACTTCTTGCCATTGTGTGTCGCATAGTGCCACCACCACCAACTCCACCAAAATTCCATCGATCCACTGTGTGATAGGCTTGCGTAGATATTCCGGTTACACTAGTTGAGCGTTGCCAAACATTTTGCCCTCCATTGATTAGCAGATTTTTGTTGTTAATGGGGTTGTCAGTAGACACCGATCCAGCAACTGTTAAATTACCATCCGAGCTTAATGACATTTTTTCAGCCGCCGCTTCTGAACTAGCTGTCTTAAAACTCAACTTAGTGGCATTACTGCTACTACTAAAATCACCCTCACTAACGGCTTCTATTCCTGCGGCAACCAATATAGCATCTGTGCCTGTTGTTTCATCAGGGGCTTGAAAATTTATAATTCCAAGTTTATCGTCAGCCGCAATGTCTGTTTCCCCTGTCTGAAGAAGCAGAGTCATCGGGGTATCGTCACCTGTAGCCGTTTGCTTCATCGTGACATTTCCAACGCTACTAATAGACATTTTTTCGGTGGCTGCTTCACTTGCCCCTGTCTTAAAACTCAACTTGGTAGCATTATTACTGCTACTAAAGTCACCCTCACTAATAGCAGCAATTTCTCCAGCGACCAACAAAGCATCTGTCCCTGTGCCCTCATCTGGAGCCTGAAACTGTATTTTCCCTAACACATCGTCTGCGGCAACGTCAGTATCACCACTTTGCAAAAGCAACGTAGCAGGACTAGAACTCGTAGCCGGATTTTTAACTGTTAATTTGGTGGCGATATTTAAATCAACCAATAAATCGTAAACGGCTCCACCACTACCCGCACCATCGGTAGCTACCGCCTTAACATCCCCATTAGGAATATCAATCGTTGCACCCGTTCCTTGTTTAATAGTTATAGCCTTGCCCCCTGTGGTGGCGTTTTCTATAATCCAAACTTTAGAAACCGTATTCGGTGCAAGCGTAACTGTTCTGTCCGCACTAAGCGAAGTAGACGTTATTTTTAGGTAAAAAGAACGAGCAGCATCTGTTGCACCATCGGCTACTGTAATAGTGGTATTAGCATCACTGCCCAAGTTTTCCGTACCGTAACCAAGAGCTTCACCAACTAACTCTAAGTTAGTGTTGGTAATACTACCCCATGTGCCGGACTTTTCGCCTGTGGTTATTTCTTCCAATCGAAGGTTATTTACATATGTACTTGCCATAATTTAATCCTTTATGCCGCTATTTTTTCCCAATCAGGGGTCTGTGACGGTGTTTCCTCCGTCCAAGACGGCGTTTGTGATGGTGAAATGGTACTATAGCTCGGGGTTTGTGAGGGCACAACCCCGGTCCAAATTAACACATTTTCTGTTTGCCCTGCTGCCGCTACTCCTGTTACTGAAACATTTACTCCTGTGCCTGAATTAACAGTTACCGAGCCTACTCCTCCTGTTCCGGCACTTCCTGTTACCGAGACATTTACTCCAGCCCCTTCCGATACCGTTACCGACCCTACCGCACTTGTCCCCGCTACGCCTGTTACCGAAACATTTTGTTGGGTAGAAACCGTTACCGACCCTACCGCACTTGTGCCAGCAACACCCGTTACCGAAACACTAACACCTGTACCCACTGCTACGGTTACCGAACCTACCGATCCAGTAGCAGTTACCGAATAAGTTGACTCTCCCCAAGCACCGTTACCCCAAGTGCTTCTTCCCCAACCACCTAACGGGACAATAATGTCAGCCATTATGCAATCCTAATAATTGCCGCCGTTGCACTTGCCGAAGGAAATACCACGGTAAAATCTCCAGAAGTCGAAGCTTTATCTTCGCCAAAATCCAATACAATAACGGTAGGATTTGTTAAAGAAATAGACGTTGTATTTGGTCCAGTGTTATAAACCAAAGCCCCTCTAGCCGTTATGGTAGAAGAAGTCCATGTTTCGTCTGCAAAATCTACCAAAGCGGTCGTGCCTGAAGTAGTAGGATCTACCGGATTTAAAGCTTGTCCTCCCGCAGTGTAACCTGTGCCTGTAACTTCGTTACCCGTAGTATACGCAGTAGTTGAAGCCGTAAAACTAGCACTATTGGTATACAACGCCATTTTAAATGTATCCCCGGTAGAGGAGTCAAAGTCGTGTGCCCCAAATAAAACTTCTTTTTTAAAAGAAGTACACATAAAATTACCAGTAAACGCCATGCTATAATCTCCTTATCAATTCAGCTAATTGAGGTTGCCCCGCATTTTTTAACTCATTATAAACCGTTGTGCGGTCACTTTTAATAGCTTCTCGCATGTAGTGAGCAACTAACTTAACCATTTGCTCTTTAAAAGCTCTTGCTTGATCCCGTATTAAAGGATGTGTTTCATCTCCTATAGAAATAATTCTGTCTACACAACGCTGTGCAACTTCTTCCGGGGTATGCCCTCGATTATGTGTGGTTTGCACCCCTACCACATAATCTTTTGGAATCTCTAAAGTGGCATGATCGTTCATTATTGTTTGGGCCTTATAACCATTCCAGTTCTATACTCATCCGTAGTTTCTTTTGCCTCGCCTAATTGTTTTGCTTCTACTAACGCTTGAGTAAATCTTTTCTCGTAAAGAGCAACAACATCTTGCTCCCCCTTCATATAAATATAAGCTTCAATTAAACTTCCGTACAACAACGCATACGGGGTATTTTCACTTAACCATGTTGTGCCCGAATCCGTTCCTGCGGTTAAACTAGCAGGACGATAGTAGTAATGAAGCTCTGCCGCATAACTACTGTCAGGAGTAGGTGCAATAATAAAATTGTCTATATCAAAAACAGCATAATACTTAGGTAACCCCGTAGTAGCAGGGTTAGGATTATACGTTTGAATAAAATCTGCATCTTTAAACTCTAAAAACACCTTTTCACTGCTGGAATTTGTGTAAGATAAAGAAAAAGAAGCTAAATAATCGGTAGGCTGTGTTAAAAATTGATTAGAACTGGTAAACGTACCCGAAGCGTTTTTTCTAAACGTACTTAACTGCACCGTTTTTAAAAGACGTTCTTCTGCTCCTTTTATAAAATCATCTAAATGAGTAACAAAAGTAGTTTCCGTGTTTTCGGTATAATCTTGTATGGCTGTTTTTAAAGCCGAATAAGTGAAACTCATGACGTAGTCACCGTAACCCCTCCCACTTGTCCAAAAGAAACTAATGGTTTTGACTCCGGTAATTGAACTAAAGGAATACCAACATACACCAACAAAGGTTCTACTCTGTCCGGTCTAGGGTTTTTTAAAGCTTGGGCATCTTTAACTTTTTTTAAAGGCAGCAATTGCGGTTGTTTAGCCTCCCATTCATCATAACCCACCAGCATTCCCGTCCACTCCATCCGCATTCTTCGCAAAGGATAACGAAAACCCGATCTGTCAGATATTCCATAAGCTTTTTTACTGGAGGCATACTTTGACATTAGTTCACTCGGTAGTAATCTAAACTAGGTGATACGTTAAAAGAGGCTCTGTCTCGGTCTTCCGTCATAGCCCTATCCAACTCTTCTTCATAAATAGCTTTTAAAAATTGAATTCTATTAGGTGCTCTTTTTACGGAAAGATAATAAGCCAGCCCTGCTGCTAAACAAGGATAAAATCTAAAAGGTACTTGCATAGTATTTATGGGCGTATCCGCATCATCAATACGAACTAGTCGATCAAATATAAATTGATCTGTGCTATTTTCGGGAGTAGGCCAAACTTTTAAAACCGGAGTAACTTGACGATCTAAAAAAAATTGAGAAGGCCGACCCGTTTGAGATTTAGTGGGAATGTTCAAGTAATCATCTCGGCTTAATCTTGTAATGCCGTAATCGGTGTTACTACGTCTAACCACCGCAGAAAGAATATCAATAGTGTCCGCATCCAACGTGTAAGAAGAAGTGCCAGAAACAGCGTTGACCGTAGTTTGCGTTATAGTCCATTGATTTAAACCACGATTAGCCCAATCCGCCAACAAAAGGTTTAAAGACCTTTTTGCTGTTTTAATATCATAGCCTGTTCTTACTTCTAAACCACACCGCTCAAAAGCCTCTTCAATGTACTCTGTTACATCTAGTTCAAAGTTTTTTGATCCCGAGACAGCCATATTTAACCTTTGCTTTTCTTTTGGTTCTTCATAGATTTTTCTATTTGAACCGCTTGCCTAGCATGAAGTTTTGAAGCATTTTTAAGTTCTTTTACAAGTTTTTTCTTTTGAGCAACACTAAGTTCTGCCACTTTTTTCTCCCTGTATCTAAAAACTTAAACTTTTTTGTTTTTCTTAACCATGCCGCCACCGCGCATTTTTTTAGGTTTCTTAACCATACCACCACCGCGCATTTTTTTAGGCTTTTTGACCATACCTCCATCCATCATGCCCATGCCCATGCCCATGTCGTCCATGTTTTTCTTAACCATGCCGCCACCGCGCATTTTTTTAACTTTGGTTTTTGTATGATAAGGTGCTACCTTTACTCTAGATATTGCCATTTTTTAATCTCCTATAAAAAGATTTACGTCTATTATATAATTGTTTAGAGCTAAACTCTCTATCAAAATAGTTATAATACCCTTGTTTTTCTAATTTCTCAGCAGATTCTTGCAATTTGCTCAATCTTTGAACAAAAATCATAGCATAGACCGTGTCTGTTAACGCTTCAAAATCTTCTTCAAACACGGGTTCTTGTTCTTCTTCTGGGTGAAAACCCATTAACCACACGTCTTTTTGTATAAAAAAACCTTTTGCAATAGCTTCATTTAACTCGTCAAGGTAACTATGAAATTCTTCTAAAGGTTTGTAATAAGTGTCTGCAACAATTACAAGATCGTAGACATCGGTAAAAGTAGAAATAGCGGTGTATACATCTTGATAATGGTCAGAATCCTTAAAAATAACAGTAACCTTATTGTCTTTCCACGCTTTTTTAGCAAAAGGACACGCGGGTAAACCATTAAAATTGTCATTTCTTACCTCTAAAGCATGTTTAGACCATGCTTTAATTTCATCACATATTTTTTTTTGCTCTCCCACATAAAAATTCATCATGTTCATGCGTAAAGGGTCCTTTTTCTACGATCTTCCATAACCGCACCACAACCTTTGTTTAAACGACGACTGCCTTTAATTTCACCGCCCCCTGCCGCTTTCACCGTTGCTTTTTTAGTATTTGCTACAAATTGTTTTCCTTTAGATCCTTCTCTTTTTTTCTTTCTAGCTGTTTTTGCTCTTTCTTCTTTAGACAAACTATTAGCTTTTGCTCTAGGTAAACAACGATCCGGGTTTTTTTTGTTCTTAGAAGTGCCGCACTCTCCTTTTATATTTCCTTGGCTATCTATTCTTACCCAATCTTGTTTTAACCATTGTTTTAACTGCCCCATTATTTTTTCCTTTTTTTGCTTTTTTTAGCATAATTAGGATCTTTACAATATTTAGAAGCCGCTAAATTAGCGTAAGCAGACGGATATTTATCAAAAGTTCTTTTTGCCCAAGCTTTGCCTTCAGGACAAATTTTCCCTTTGGATTTCACCGCACCCCCACTAGCTAATTCAATAACTCCGCAAGCAGAAGCCGGAACACGAGTGCCTTGTTTTACTCGGCTACCACGCCTTGCACGACCAGTATCGGGCTGTAAATTTATCTTTAGCTGTATCACATTTGTGCCTTGCTCTAAAACTTTTTCGGTTAGAAGGTCTGTCTTTTTTAATAGACATGTTTGGGTCTCCAAAACGAACTATTTTAATTTCGGTGCCTTTTTTAGCCAAAACCGCACTTTTTTTAGGCTTTCCCGGAGTTCTTTTTGGTTTATTAAAACCTGAAAAAGACTCCCCCCGGTAAACAACTCTACCCGAAGGAGTTCTTTTTACATCTTTTGTAGTAGCCATTAAGCGTAGAATACCGTTAAACTTACCATTGTACCCGCAGGTAAATCTATATACGCTCCTCCACTAAAAAGCACCCCTTCATCAGGAATGTAGGGATCAATATAATCTTTAGTAGTAGTAGCTACTTGTAACGAAAAAAAACTTGTGCCACTTACAGGAGAAGTATTATAAAAAGTAGCATTACCTACCGTACCTCCCGTCGTTGCATGAAGCCCTTTCAGTCTAGTTCTACCGCCGAAAATAACGGCTTGTCCTCCTGTAGTTCCTGCTGCCACTCCTACAGAAGTGTTAGTGCCAATAGACCCATCACCCGCAACAGAAGTTATAGTGTCGTAAAACTTAGTTGAAGTTACAGTATTGGCGTTAGGGCCAGTTATATCTTCAGTTTGAGTGTTACCCGCTATATCTGTGCCTGTAAGCGTTATAGTAACTCCCGAGATGTTTCCACCTGAAGTTAAAGTTACTTTAGCTGCTTGATCTGTAGCATGAAACGCACCTGTACCTGCTGCGGCTGTCAACGTCATAGCAGCAGTGCCACTAGTCGTCTGTAACGCTGCGACAGCAGCAGTTGAGGCAGATAAACTATTCAGAAAGGTTTTTGCTCTTACATCAGAACCTGACATAGTGCTCTCCTTACGCTACTTGAACGTATTCGATTACAAAAGTAAACGATCCAGCAGTAGTAGCATCTTGGGTGTTAGTAACATTGCAAAAAATAGTTCTTTCCGCACTGGCGTACTGTGGTGAAACAGGTGCAGTTGCAGCGTTTTGAGTTTCAACCACTAAGGTAGTGGTAGTTACATTCCCGACTACAACGGTAGTGCCACCGTCTAAAATCTCATCGGTAATAGCCGCCACAATCTGTGCTCCAGAACTACTTGTTCCTACTTCGTAGCCAATATCCCCAGAACCAATAACAGGCGCGGTTACACAAAATATTTTAATATCGGTAATAACAGTGTTTGCTGGTTGAGTAAACTCACCAATAGCTGGACTATCGCCCGCTGTGGAATTTACGGTTACTCCTGTAGCGAAACCTACATGCTTTATAAATTTATTTGTAACAATACCCGTAGAGGCAATAGAAGCGACATCCGTAATAGCACCCGTGGTGCCATTTTTTGATATTACTTTAAATCCGTTTTCAGACCGCACAGGTCCATTAAATGTTGTATTAGCCATTAAGCCATACCTCCTTACGAAAGGTTTTGCCCTAGTGTATTCGTAAGCGTCTGCTGGGTCAGTCGCTAGGGCTAAAAAATCCCAGTAATACTATCTTATAATAAAAAAGGGCGACTGAAAAGCCGCCCTTCAAAACAAATAAAATTGTTTTACGCTGCTCCGGGAGTGCCGAAGACCGATCTCCAATCAGAAACTCCGAATGAATAACGCTCACGAGCCTTAAACCTCATGTTTCCAGTATCAAAATCACCTTCCATCGCAGTGCGAATTGGGGTGCGCTGGAAAAGTTTAAAACCGTTAGGCGCATCAGTTTTTATGAAATATGCATCCGAGTCTGTCAGGAAGTGGTTTACAACCGCTCCGTCAGGAATCATACCCATAGACTTGTTTGCATTTATATCATTGTCAGCGGTTCCGGGACGAAGATTAGAGTTAAGAACTCTTTCTGCTATAAACTGCAACTCTTTTGGAATAATTAGTTTCATTCCACGAACTGCAATCTTTAGCCCTCTTTCATCCGTAAACCCAGCAATATCTATTAACATTTGCTCAAGTGAAGTTTCGTTCAAATCAGCCGCTGTTGACAGAATATTACTTTGAGTACCGTTTACAGTCGGGTGAGAAGCGTTACACAAGGTAACTCCGTCTCCACCAGCATCAGCAAAAGCATTGTTCAAAATAGTCGCAGCTTTAATTTGCTTAGACTGAGACATTGAACGTGCTAGAGCGCGGGTGTACCGAGCCGCTAAACGATCATACAGATTATCTTCAATTGCCTCTTCAGTAATACTAAAGGCCAAAGCAACCGTTTCATGTGTGTACCGAGCCGTATACGTCTCTTGTGCATCATCAAACGATATTGCTCCACCTTCACTTTTTACTGGAGCGGTTCCAAAACCAGAAAGCATAACCTCTTCTTCAAAGGCTCTGTCCGAAGACTCCTCTTCAAAGATTTCAGCATGTTCTTGGTCATAACGATCATACTCAAGCCCGAACAAAGCATTCAGTCCGGGTTCAAGCTCTTTCGCCAGTTGTGCGCGAGAAATAGCCATTTTTTATCCCTTTCTTATATGCCTGTCGAATCCGCAGTGGTCTGCGAATCAAAACGACGAGTTGATGCATTAAAATGAGCATTAAGTCTAACCAACAAAGGTATACCTGCTGCCGCGAAATCGCTGTTAGCATCGTCATCAACAATACCAACAATCCGCAGAGGCAGAGTAGCCGTTGTTGCAATAGACGACACACTCAACGCTGAGTTAGAACGACCCGTGTTTGTAGAACCAGTACGAGCAGATGTTCCAAGAGTAGCATTAGCAAACACTCCTGCAAGTGCGGTAGCACGATTAGTTAGTGTTGCATCACTAGCAACTTGAAATAACTGGTTTGGATTGTCAGCTACAAACGCTTTTACAGGGTGATTTGTATCTACGCTAACACTGCCTGATCCGGGCCAGTAGTTTAAAAATGTGGTCTTTTTAGTAGTAGAATCAACATATTCTACCCCCATCAGAACCCCCAAAGCTTGGGTGGTGCCCCCGCTGGTTGCACCAGCTTGACCTATAACACCCGCAGCTAAAGGAACACAAATACTACCGTTAAAAATAGCATCTGTATTGTCGCTTGCGACTTCATACTGGGTTACCCCGGTAGAATTAACCGCACCTCCAACAAGTCCGACAGGACGAAGACCGTAGGCTGTTGCTAAATTTGCCATTTGGTTTTCTCCATATTATCAAATTACGCGGTCTAATCTTTTCGAGGACCGCCAAAAGTTACACGAGATTGACGATCCGGTTTATTAATCGTCATCGTTGAATGAGCATTTTCTCTCAACATATCGTGATCTACCGCTTCTTGTTGATCCGCATTCCTTTTTGCAAAGTATTCGGTTCTTTCAGAAACTGTTTCCACGGGTATACGAGCTAAAACAAGCCCTCCAACACCAAAAACTCCTTCATATTTTCCTGTTTCTATTACAGGGGCTTCAAAATCGGGATATTCGTCTCTACGAACAAGTTCATAACCTTGTCGCATTTTTGCAGAAATGTTCTGACGATCATCAAAACCTCGAACTTCTGAACGTATCCAACGATGCTTGTAACCTCCCGGCGCAGGTGGAGCATCTAACATAGAGGGAGGTGCCCAAGGCTTACGCCTGCTTTCTTTCTCCCTTGTATTGTTTGCGCGAGGAGTCCGATTCATTCCTTCAAAGCGTTGCTTTTTTTCTTCAGTCATTTTTCTTTCTCCTATTTAACATATTTCGCGTATTCTTCAAGCGGCACACCCAATTTTTTAGCTATTGTTACTTGGCTCGGGGTGAGACGAACCTTTTTATTGCGTCCAGAGGACGTATTGGCAGAAGAACGAGAAACCCCTGCAACGGCTTGTTGCCGTCTGGGAGAAACCGAACCTCCGTTAAATTTATGCGGAAATTCATTCCGAATTCTGTTATCTAGCTCAGTATAATAATCATCTGAGCCGCCGTCAAACCCTTCTTGCTCTACCATCTTTTTATGTATTCCAAAAGTAGCAAAAGTCATAGTTTCGTCTTTACCAAACCATTCATTTCGAGAAGCCCACTCTTCCGCTTTAGGATCAGGACGTTTAGGCTGTTGGACCTGCTGTTGAACCTGCTGTTGAACTTGCTGCTGACCCTGCTGCGCCTGTTGTTTTTCTAAATTTAATTGTTGTTCATGAGCATTTTTAGCCTGATCATAACGATCTTGTTGAACCGCTAATCGACTTAATCTTTTCTGAGCTTCTACAGTAGCCTCGGCATCGCCTAGTTCTACCGCTCTTTTTAAATCAGCCTCTACCTGTCGTTGTTCTACTTCTAAACGACCCCCATGTTCGGTCATATAACCTTGATCTAAACTTTTTAGTCGTTCTTTTACTTGAGTAGACTCTTGTTGTACGCTTTGAGCATACCGAATAGCTTCTTCTCTTTGACGCTCCGCTTCTCTCATTTTTTTGGTCAAAGCATTAATTCTCTTTTCTGCCTTGCTTATATGAGCTTCGTGTTCGTCTTCAGAAACCACCGTTTCTATATTTTCAGCCTCTTTAGGAGCCGCAACCTGCACTTCGGTGTCTTGCTCTCCTTGCAAGTCTAATTCAACTTGAACTGCGGTTTCTTTTTTTTCTGCTTGTGCCATGTTTTTCTCCTAAAAACTTATAATATCTTCGGGGTCTGCAATAGACGCTAAAACTTCATCATCATTTAAAATGCGAACTTCCCCGCCTTCTATACGAAACCTAGATCCCGCATAACGTGCAAAGATTATCCAATCTTTTTCTTGGCACCACGGTTCCGAAAACTTTTCTTTGTCTCTATAAGCTAAAGGACCTACTTTTAAAACATAACCAACCACAGTCTGAACTTGGCCTTCCTCTAAAACTTTTTCGGGTAAATGAATACCTCCCGATGTTTTTGCCTTACCTCGATAAGGCAAGACTAACA